GTTCCAGCCCGCCAAAGGCAGCTAACCTTTCCAAGTCACCCATCTCTCCCGCTCTCTCAAGCCCCGGCCCTGCTCCAAGCTCCCGCATGGTGGGGGCTGCACCTATCCTGCCTAGTCCAGCCATTTCTCCTGCCCGCTCAATGCCGCCCGCAGCACCTATCTGGCCAAATTCAGGGGTAACTCCTGCCCTACGCAGGGCATCCATCTCTCCTGCCCGCTCCAAACCCGGAGCGTCTCCCCGTGCCAACTCCTCTAGCGTAGGTTCCCTGCCTAATCTGTCTAAATCTCCGAATGCTCCTGCTCGTTCGTATTCCGGTACATCGCCAATTCCAACTTCAGGCAGAAGTGGAGCAATTCCAGCCCTCTCCATCAGGGCGGGGTCAACCATCTTCTGGAGTTCAGGCAACTCCGGCAGCTCTCCCGGTTCATATTCCTGCGCCAGCTTGCCCAGCATCTCGCGAGCTGCATATCCGGTTTCATCGGATTTCTTGAGCATCTCAACTGCCGTATCAATGAAGCCGTCTTCACCAAGGCCATACTTTCTGGCTTGGCTCAACATATGATCGGCAACCTCGCCGGAAGTTTCCTTCTCAAACTCCCAACGCTTCATGGCGCGGTCTATGTCTCCCATGCCGGAGAAATCCGCATGGATCGCTTCATCGCGCTCAACCGCTGTGCGCGTGGTGGTTCCGTCAGCCGCCTTGTCTATACGATAATATTTGCCAACGGGCATGAACTCGCCATCCTTGAGAGTATGGCCCAATAATACCTTATTGGTTGTCGTTATACTCTGCGAGCCTTGCAACGCTATGCGCGGATCATCGGCAAGTGCCTTGCTGACCTCGGAATAGTTTGTCCCTATTGGGAGATACTCCCCGGTAAAGGTGGTCAAGGGGCTGGTTAAGTTACCGGAGGCATCAAAGTTGTTTTGCTTGGAGTAGCCATCAATAACTATCCCCTTCGGCCCCCACCCCTTAACCTCTCTATCCTCATACTTCGCGACAGCATCCTCTGGCGGGACAGCATCCGACTTGGTGAGTTCATAGCGAGTAGAGCTTCCATCCTCATTTGCGGTATGCTTGAGCATTGGCTCACCCAGCTCCATCGCCTTCTGGAGCCTCGCCATATGTTCGGCGGTCTCGACTGTCGCGTTAGCTAACTCCTGCGCTGTTTGGGCTTTGGGTTGTTCTGGTATACTCGGTTTTCCCATGGGTCTACTCCTTAATTAAACGTCTATATGCCTTTTCCATAGGCACGCAAATTATCTTGTTATTATGCTTGGGTCGCACCCAAGCCATCGTGTCACAATCCTTTACAGGGCCGTTTATGCCCTCGGTATAAATCTTCTTCAATGCTCCCGCTGAAGTCGCAATCATGGCGTCAACGTACAGGACTGATCCGCCTGTATCACAGTATTCCTCGCGACAGTTCGCCTCATTATCAACCCGACGCCATAAACAGACACCATCCAGTCTCCCGTCTTTCACCGACACCGAGTATCTTTGTTTGACGACGAACCACTTCACCCAATCCAACAATCTTTGCTGCGGCCAATCCTTACAGTGATCCAAACGTCTCCTGCATAAATCCGCTATCCAAATGGACATGGCATCCAAGCTGTTCATCGTTCAGGGTCTATTGGTTGTCCAAAGGCACTGGACTGGACTGAATGCAGCGCAAGTTTTCCGCCATCTGCCTTCACTCTAAACTGTAACTGATTAAATCTTCCCTTGCTCAACATATTAAAGCCTTTCCGAATCAAGTTCGTTGAGCCGGGGAGCGACAGGCTCCCTTCAAGAGTGCTGGCAGAGGAGGAAAGGTCTGTGTAATACTTTATGTCACCCGTAACCGCATCCGCATGGGTGTTGTCCAGATTAAACTGGGTTGAGTACCCGATCTTGTCTCCCCAAGTCTCGCCAAAGGTATATGCGCGGGTCTTGATGAAAGATTCGTAGGTTGAACCGCCATCCTTGTAATCTGCGATGGTGGTGGAGTCTTCAGGGTTGATATCGTCCCAAGTATAAAGCTCACCGTTCTGCGTGGCGATATTCAGCTTCAGTTCCCCGTCAAATGCGCTTATTACAAAGTCTCTCGCGTCCCATCCCGTCCAGTAACCGCACCAAGCTCCTGCCAAGAGGTTAAAGGTCAATACAGTGTCGGGAGTTGTGGCATCATCCAATGGCACAGACAGGATGTACCTGTTTCTCCAGTGTATGGCCGTGCAAGTGCTGACCGCAGCCTGATTGATGCGTCCTATGAGGTCATTGATGTTGCGGCTGATGGGAAGGCTAACATCCGTCTCCGTACCCGCTTGAATTGTCTGCAAAGAGCGAACTCCATCCCGTGAAAGGAAGTAAACATCCGCGCCAACCTGTTGAACAGTGGCATCTGCCACGCAACCCATCCGGTTATTGATTAACTTGATGCTCCACTGCGATACAGGGAGGGTTGGGTCAGCGTTGACCTTGTAGATGCTCCTTTCCTTGAAAACATACAGGTCAAAGTTCTGTCCGGGCATCAGGGCAGTGATGGGGTCACGATCATTACCCACCCGAAGGTTGTCACCCGCCAAATCCCAAGAATCTCCATCCAAGATTGCGCTGCAATACAAAGTGTCCGAGGGTACTGCCGTATCCGCGCTGGTGGCGAATAATCTGTTCGTGTGGGTAACAATAAATTTAGGTTTGCTCGGAGTTTGAGTGACGTTAGCTGTCCCAACCGTGTCTTCCCCGCCAGAGGGGGCGGCTGTGAAGGTCACAGCGGGCGGACTGTCCTTGGTGTAGCCAGTTCCCTCGTTCGTAATCGTTACGCTAACCACTGAACCATCATAACCGAGAACTGCTGTCCCAAGGGCTGTTGTTCCCGATGAAGGGGCGGCAATCGCGACAGTTGGAACGGCAAGATACCCCGCTCCACCGTCTGAAATAGCTATGCTGCTTATTTGCCCCGCTGAAATGGCTCCCTCGGTTGGTGGAGCAGCACTGCCGTCCACATAACGCAGTGCATTAGTCCCGTCCGTGTAATACATCCGGTCATTTAGCTGGGCAAACCTGATTGTTGCTCCTGAAGGATAGGTTGCTCCTGTCAGGAACGTGAAGATGCCGGGAGGAGTCAAGACTTTCAGGTTATCCTCGCCATCAGCCAAGATAAAATACTCAATGCTGCCCGTGTCAAAGTAGGCAATGGAAGTTAATGGAGCAGTAAGCCCTCCCCACGTTGCAACCTCCGCTTCCCAGTTTACATCTACGTCTTCCCAAATCCTGTACCCCTGTGAGAGGCTTGTTCCCCGCCGAGTCACCGCATTGCCGAACTCATCAAGGTCAATGTTCTTGCCCTCGGCATAGGCATTCTCTGGAATCAGGTTTGCGCGGGAAGCACTGGTCTGACCACCCACAAAGCTGTTGTTCCCGTCCAGAATAATCGGGTCATCCAATACTTCATTTGATAAAACAGGCATTAGGCTACGAAATCATCTCTTGACCAGTGATCCACGACAGTCGGGATAATGAAACTTGTCTTGTCCTGCTGCACGTTGTCCAGATCACGACAGATTTGAAGCAGGTTCGCTGCTTCAGAAAATTTGGTTTGGGCTTTTTGGTATTGCATGGAGCGTTCCAGCATATCGCCAGTCGCGTAAGCCAATAAAGCGTTCTCCGCACCGTTAATGATGGGACTGTCAGCGTCACCCATCGCCACGAACTTTAACTTGCCCAGAGCGTAGAGTGTTCCAGCAGCCTTGGGTGTTGCGACTGGCTTGATTCGGCAATACCCGCTGCCGTCCGGTGGGAGGGGGACAAAGTTCTGCGGGTTGGCCCTACGCTGCGTGGTGTTGTTCCACACATTAGGGTCTAGCTGGAAGAATTGAACCCAACTCCCCCCAACACACTCCGAACCATCCGACTTCCCCGTTTCAGTGAATCGCACAGCAACGATGAAGTCCAGTTTAGGAGCAGACGAGGCTGTCGTGGAGGAAGTTGGGTAATAAAAGATGGATGGGTCATCGGAGAGAGTAATGGTTTCGTCCTCTGCCGCAACAGCAGTGGAAACCACACCCATAGAGTTAGTCCAGAGAGACGCCTCAAACATCATCCGGTAACGATTGTTGATGAACTGCTTGCAGGTCGTCACTGACGCACTGTCAGTGTCGCTCATCTTCGTCGTGATTTGATCTGCAAGTTCAGTTAATGTCATCAGTTACCCCTCTCTATCTCTGCTTCCAATTCAGCTATGGTATCCAAAGCCTCGGAAACCCATTCAGGAGCCGCCAGTGTCGCCGCCCGAAACTGCGGGTGAGATATCATCCTCTCCCCGTTGTCCAGACGAGGACTCAAGCACCCCGTCAATAGCAGCACGATTACGCTTGCGCTTGTCGCCCAGCCTTTCCAGTGCCGCCTTGTCATCCAGCTTGTCTCCAATTCTTTCCACGGCTTCCACCAGCTTGGGCAGAGCCGCTAAACCCCTCAATGCCTCCAGAATCATTTCTTGGCTGCATACTCCTTGAGCGCGTCAACGATGGACTGTCCACCAATGTACGCTGGAACAATTATCACCACCGCGCTAATCAGGTTCTCTGACAGCTCCGGTGACAGGTTAAACCATTCAGTGGCCATGACAGTTAACAAGCCGCCAATAGCCATCCACAGTTTCCGTGATTTTAATTTTTCCTTCATTCTTCTTTAGTGAGTTTAATTATCTTAATGCCACTCCAGATACAGGTGAGTATCAGGAGCAGTATCTTCAGGATAAGCTCAAGGTCAGTGAGGGAGACGGCAGCAAGAACGCCACCGTTGATCCCGAACATTTTCAACCATTCGCTTATGTCAGTCATTTGCATCCACCCGTTTCATCCTGTTTAATAAAAGTTTCCTTATCTCACCCTTACCGGATCGTCCGGCGGGAACTCGGCTACCTTCGCTTCCTGCCAGCTAAAAGGCTTCGGTGATGGGCGCAGCTTTGCGGCTTCAATCTGCTGGTCAAGCGAGTCCTTGAACCCGTCTGACTCCGCAACCGCATCAGCAATTTCAACCGCCCATTCCTGTGTAAGGTCTGCGAACGGAATAAATGCAGAAGGATCAGGCGCGGCTAATGTGTGCATAGTGTCAATGTATGCTCCATTGCCGTTCCCGTCTGATGCAGTCATGCCGCAAACCAATTTTACGACCACGTTATCTAGGTCGTCCTCGTCTTTGACAAGCGGCTCTAGCCGTGTCCAATTGTATGTGTTTGGCATAATTTTATGATGTTGAGTCTAATACCTCTGCGGTCACTGCCGCATCCGCTGTTCCCCATGATGTTAGCTTGATTAAAGCATAGCCGTAAGATGGGACGTAAGAGTTTAAGTCATTCACGAAATAAGCCCAACTGGGGGCCGAGACCGAGTTAAGAGAGGGGGAATTGGTTGCAAGGTCTAGGAGCAACGTCACTGTACGACCAGCGGCCAGATTGCTGCTGGTGAATGTCAGGTCTGTCAGGGAAGCATCCAGAATCAGCTTTTGCAGATTGGCCCCGTTGAAATCCACTGCGTAGCTTGCCGCTCCCCCACTTGAGACTGTGGTGGTGGTGGTGACTCCACCGTAAGCCTGACCAGCGGAGGTAATCCGCATCTTCTCTGCTGCTGCACTCCCAGCCTCCGCAGTGTGGAAAACTAAATCCCCGCCGGGGAGTGTTGCGTGGGTTGCGGTGCAAACTGCTCCCACCGCCCCAACGCTGTCATAGCCTCCGTCACCACCCTTGACGTTCCATCTAATGTACCCTCCCGTTCCTGTTGCCGATGAGCGGGTGTCGTACCCCATGACATAGGGGTTGCCACTCCGATAACACTCAACTTGAGCGTAGGAGGCTGCGCGTGCTGTCCCTCCGAAAACTCCTGCCGTGGTTGCACTGACAATCCCTTCGCACTCTAGGATATTCGTGGTGGGCGTGCGTCCGATGCCAACTAGGCCAGCCGCCGTAATCCGCATCCGCTCTGCTGAACCCGCAATTACATAAAAAGCATCACCCACTGCACCAATCTGAACTCCTCCCGCAGAAGTGGTGTTATCTTTAAGTCCGAGTTCAACGTAAGCATCTGTTGACTCAATTAGTGCAACTGCATTTTCTGCGCTTTGTACGTGTAACGGTTGTGTGGCCGTTCCGCCGATGCCTAACCCCGTGCTAGTCAATCGCATCCGCTCCGTATTGTTCGTTCGGAATACGAAATCGTCGTCAGTTAGTGTACCGACAAAGCCAGATGATGCTGACGTAGCATCAGACCCGAAAATAGTAGTGGTCGCAGTCCCAGCCGTATCAATCCCAACGGACAAATATGTTGTGGCGTTAGCAGTGTTACTTAACTTAAGAATATCTCCGCCAGAAGCCCCGTTGTTTACTGTCAATACCCCCCCTGAACCCGATCCAGTCCACGCCAGTCCCGTATCCTGCGACAACTGGTTGGACGAGTTCACAAACAGGACTGACCCCGCTGTGCTGCTTCCAATGGAGGTGCTGTCTATGGTTACTGTGGCAGTCGCCGCTTGCCATGAGGAAGTTCCGTCACCGTCTTCCCTTAAAAACTTGCTGCCCCCGGTTTCTCCCGTGGACTTTAGCTCTGTGCCTTCAAGGTCAATGTAAGTCCCGTCAACCGCAGTTCCCTGCCAGACACCCGTGCCAATCGTTCCTACCGTGGTAAGATTCGCGCAAGTCGTAATTGATGCTTGGGTAGCACCCGTCACCGTGGCGGCAGTGCCACTCACGTTACCCGTGACATCGCCAGCGAACCCCGTTGCCGTCAGAATGCCGCTGCTGGAATTAAATGTCAGGTTGCTCCCGGATTTAACTGGGAGGGTTCCTGACGAGGTAGTCGCGAAAAGCGGATAGCAACTTGTATCGGCTGACTCGTCAGCTACGACCACATTTGAAGCTGTCGTTGCCGTGTCAGCATTACCGGTAACATCTCCTGTAAGGTCAGCAACCACAGGGTTATCCACATTGATAGTGGGAACCGGCCCTGTCGGGGCAGTTATGCTGATGTTCGTTCCCGCAGTGAGTCCGGTGATGTCGCCTACATCGCGAGTTACCCACGCAAGAGTTCCCGCCCCATCAGAAGTTTCCAACACCTGCCCCGTCGAGCCAACTGCCGCTGGCATTGTGATCGTGTAAGAAGTCGTGACAGCCGATGGGGAAGCTATTCCTACATAGTCGCCGCCAGAATCGTCTTCCAGACGCAAATAGCCCGTGGACTGAATCCCTGCGGTGCTTAACTTGAGGGCGAAAGTGTTTCCCGCATTGCCATCAGTCAACGCAACCAATGTTGACCCGTTGCCGCCACCTGACGGCATGGCAAGGAGTTGGTCATACGAACTCGCAATAGTACTTCCCGTTAAATCAGCCATCTAAAACCCCCATGCTTTTTTAATCTGTTTGGTGGAGAAAAGGGACTTCTTCATAAACCTCGATCCCTCATTGCACTCCAACTGATAATACCCGTCCTTAACCTGATCCTTCTGCGGAGGCAAACCAACAGCAACACCCATCAGGGC